TTGACGATGGCAGCAGCCGTGTTGCCGGCCGCCGTTGCTACGTTTGAAATGACGGCGCCTTGGGCGTTAAGCGGAGCCGTTGCGCCGATGGCCGTTGCCGAGTAATGGACGACGATTGAGCCATCGGCGGATTTCGTGGCGTCAACGTTGAGCGAGCCTATGTCGCGCCAATCCATGGCTCGGAACTCGCAGCATTCCATCCTGCCGGTATCGGGATCGTGGAATGGGCGAACGCTGAACGTCGCGCTGCCGGCACACCCGGTCAACGCCAGGCAAAGCAGCGCGGCCTTCATTCCTTGACTACCACTGTCGGCGCGGCAGCCGGTGCGGGCGGATTGACCGTAGCGATTGCATCCGCCGCAGCCTTGGCCGCATTTTTCGCCGAGGCCGATGCCGCATGCGTTGCGCCGAGTGCGGTGATAGCGCCAGTGAGAATGGCGATGAAGCCCTCTACAGGTGCCTTGCCAACCCAGGCAAACGCGCCGTAGACGCAGATCAAGAACCCGTATGCGATGTATTGGAGAGCTAGCGTCCAGTTCATGAATACCTCAATTTCGGATGCGGACGTGGAAGGCCACCGGCACATCGGCCTTCACACGTCGCCGACAGAAGAGCGCCAGTAGCCAGCGCATCACTGAACGCTCACGGATACCGACAGCGGAACATCAATCATCACGTCCGGCGCCGTCACGTTGAACGAATCCGAGACGATGGCCGAGCCGAGCGGGTTGCCGAGCGAATCGACAGCCTGGGCGCTGGCCGTGTACGAGCCCACGGGCACGTCCGAGAACGACGCGACATAGGGCGCGCCCGCGACATGCACCGGGGCGACGGACGAACCGACGAGCGTAACGACGATGCCTGCGGGCACGGTGCTGGCCGAGAATGCTTGTTGTTGCGTTGCGATGGTAACGACGACAGTTGCCATGATTTCTCCTGTGAGACTGGGCAATAAAAAAGCCGCTCATGGCGGCTAAGGTGAGAGTATTCAGGACTACGAAAGCGGTTGCTCGTCCGGCATCACGCCATATTCGATCGCATAGCAGATACGTTGCGCGCGCGCGCCGACTTGGCCATACCAGCGAGACGCCTTGAAGCCTGCCGCCGCAACGGCGTAGGAGCCGCGTTGCATGGCAAAAAGAGCGTTATGGAAACCGAGCAATCCAAGCACGCCGATATTGAAGGCGACGTTGGCGATGCAACGCTGACGAACATCGTCGAGCGACGCCCACCATGAAACGGATGCGTTGAGCTGCTTGAACGTGCTCTGTAGATCCTGCGTCAGTAGTTGATCGACCTGAGCATCGCTAAGCGGGAAAGTCCAGCCGATCGGCAGCGGTGAAACATCCATGTTGTGCCCGCAACCACACGTTTGATGACCGGCCGTGTCGGCATAAGGCATGTACCGCACACCCTCATCCCGGCGCAGTTCGGCGATGAGCAGCGCGAGATTTGACGGGTTCATTTCGACATCAACTCAAATAGTTTTAGCGCGACATCGCGCCCACCGATAACAGCCATCACCAGGAAATACAGAATCCACTCGATGCGGGCCGACTTCTTTTCAAGCCGCTCCATCCGCGATTCGCCTCGGTTGAAGCTCTCAATGATCCCGCTATAGCGCTCAGCGCAAACGGCTTCGTGAACGGCGATGCGCTGTTCATTCTCGGCAATGTCAGATTGCATCTCGGTTTGCGTCGTCACCGGTTGTTCCTTCGAAAAGCCGCGAGAGGCGGTCGTTTAAATTTCTTCTTCTCGCACCATGACATGCGTCGTCACCTCGGGATGACGTGCAGCGTCGGCGTCCCGGTGCCGTTGATAGAGATGTTGTCCCCCGGAGAAATGTGCCACGCTCCCTGTGTGCCGCTGTAGGACAACCCAACCGTGGTTGATCCACGCGTGTAGTTCGCAGCGGTCAGGGTTGTTGCGCCTTGAACCTCGAAATCAACCGAGTAGTTGTTGTTGTTCGTGTAGGTGTAAGGCCACGACGTGAACGAGACGGTCGTGATCGCGCTGTAGTTGTGTCCATCGATTAGGGTGCCGACGCCGCCATCGTTGACCTGGCTCGGGTTGACGCCGTAAATCTTCGTGTCGACGCACGTCGAATTGACCGTCACCTTTTGCGCGGTATTCGTCGACGAGGCCATCGGCAAGCCCTCGATGATCGCCCCGCTCGTGTAATTGAGCGAAATCGACGCACCTCCCGGGGGCGAGCCTGTGTCGTTCTGATCGCCGGCTTCGATAGTGATGCCGGTCATCTTGGCCGATGCGCCGCTCGAGCCATCGGAGACTTGAACGGCCTGCGCCGTTTGCGTCGTCGAGCCGTTGATGACCGGACCGATCTTGATGCCATAGCGCGGCGAAACAAGCGTCGAACCTGCGCCGCCGCCGTTCGTCACCAACACGACGGCTTGCGATGCATCGACGAACCCTGCCACCACCGCACGGTGCGATACCTGATGCACCGTGATCGCGTTCGTATTGCTGCCGATCTTGATAACCGAGTCGGCCGCATGACCCGTCGTGAATCCGGTTGAATTGACGAACCCGATATCGATGTCGGTGATCGTGTTCGATGAGCCCGTCGATCCATCCATTAGGATCGCTTGATTGTAGAGCGCCCCGGTGTCGAGGAACCCAACCTGCACGTCCGAGACTTGCTTACTGCCGTTCGGCGTGAAAGCGATACCGCCTGTGTAATACGCCTCCATGTAAGCAATGTGCAAATGCGATGCGCCGCGCACGCGCATGGCCCAGGAAGCCAGGCCGTTGCCGCCGTCGATCTTGAGGCGCAACGGGAAGTTCTGTCCATCGGCCTTATAGGTTCCGTTGCCGATCAGAAAAACCGAATCCATCGACGCCGTAGCATCGAAACACGAATACGTGAGGTAAGCCGTATAGGCTTGGGCCTGTTCAAGATCGATCGGAGCCGTGACGTTCCAGCAATAGCCCCACTGGTTATTCGGGCTCGTGGTCGCCCAGGCATCGCTTGCTTGCGGCGGATAGTAGGCGAGCGTTTTACCGGTGCCGTTGGTGTTGCTGACACCGCGCAGCGCGAAGGCCGTCTTAGCGCTTGCATCGGACCCATCGAACCACGCAACATCGATCGTGCCGCGGTTGATGACGACCGTTCCTGCACCCTGGAAGATCACCTTGTGCGGGGCAATTACATCGCCATTGAGTGTCAGCGTCACGCCCGAATTGACCGTGATGACGCCGCCGGTAAAGGTTAGGTTCGCCGCGACCGTCGTATTGGTCGCAATGACGCAATCAGCGCTGCCGGCTGGCACCGTCATGGACGAGGCAACCGACGATGCGAACACCGCGGAGTCGTCGGTCGAGCCATTGCAGGCCGCGCCCAAGTCTTTGACGCTCACGGAGTCCTGCATCTTAGCCGTGAACGTGCGATTGACCGCGCCCGTGCCACCCTGGTTGTAATAGATCGTCGGATTGGGCGCCGTTGCCGCCAAAGACGAGAACGAGGCAAGGCCGTTGCTCGAGAGCGTCGTAAATGCGCCGGTGCTCGGCGTGGTCGCGCCAACCGATGTGCCGTTGATCGAGCCGCCCGTCAGAGCGACGCTCGAGAACGTCGACGTCCCATTGACCGTGATGTTCTGGAACGTGGGCGACGGATATGTCTGGGCGAGCGCCACCAGCGGTGCAAAGAGCACCGCAATCAGAAGTTTCTTCATCGTGGTATCAGGAGATGGAGACTACGCCACCGTTGTTCCAAACGACGCCAGCGGTCGAAGGCTTTGAAGTGGGGAGGTTGTAAGCCCAGGCCGTGGAACTGGAGGTCGAATTGAGGAGCGCAGATAGAAGCGAGAGCGGCATCGAGCATTTGGCCCATTGGCCGTTTTGCTCTTGTTGGATCGTGACCAGTTCGCTGCCGTCCAAGGGACGCGGAAGTCCGTATATGTCCACGTTAGCTCCCAACGGCAATCCAACCAACGGAATCGGGATAGAAAACGGTGCCGCCGATGTTGGTTGACGCGATGTTGAATTGAGACTTGCTGATGACTGCGGCCCCAGCTTTGCCGGCTGCCGTAGGGCTCATAGGAGACGCAACCATCATTGATGCGCCGTTAGGCCATGGCGTCGTGAAAAGCGACGTTATGACGCCTGATGCGGAGCACTGAACCTGCCCCCATTGAATGAGGATGACTCCAATAGGAGTCGGAATCTCCACAAAACCATTTCCAGCAACGGAGGCCAAAAACTGACCGAGATTGACAGCGTGCCCCGATGCAACGGCCGCAGCCACGCTAACTGGATCGTTAAAGGTATTGGCCGCTCCCCATGTATTCGCTTTGGAAAGCTGACCGAACGATTGCATCTGTCCAGCAGTCGGAGGGCTATAGGCATAGTCGCCCGTGGCCCACGAATGCGCCGACGTCCCTTCTTGTCCGCGCATCAGGCCGCTTAGCGTTGCACCGGAGATTGACGTGGCGTAGATGACTTCGAAGTTCTGCCTCGTCGCAACGTCATTTAGGGTGATGGCGAGCACTTCCCCCGCGGGGATTGAGCTTGGGAGATTGGCTGTACTTGCAAGCGTCAAGGATGTTGACGAAGACGAAATGCCGCCCGCCAACGTCGTATTGATGTTGTTCGCAAACGTGAAAATGGTCATGGGCTTTTACGCGATGGAGACGACGCCCCCGTTGTTCCAAAGCTGGCCCGATCCCGCACCAGGGTTGGACGTCGGAAGGTTTCCGCAGCCGAGGGAAAGCAAATCAGGAGGGAAGGTGTACTGAAAGTAAAGTGGTGGGGCCGAAGGGTCTGGGGTGACACCCGGCACAACCGAGATCAACCCGCCGTTCCACCATGCCGACCCGGCCGCTAGCCCCACCGATGAAGTCGGATAGGTCAACGCGATCGGCAAATACAGCACCCCGCCGTCATTGACGAACTTGTCGGTGATGAAGTGCAGCGTGTACTGAAATGGCGTATTGATCGACTGATTCGCATAGCAAAGCTGCAATGCTTGGTATGGAATACTGTCGTACGCCGTAATCGTGAAGGTGTTACCCGAGACCGTGATCGACGGCGGATCGTTCAATACTGGCCAGTCTGTTCCGTTCACGCCGTTGACGAAGCGACTGATGCGGTTCTTGAGCCAGCCCATCGTGAACATCTGCCCGTCTCCGCGGTACAGATTCCACGTCATGACGCGCTTGTAAATGTCGTCGTTTGCCGTCGAGGCCGTTTGGTTCAGCGAGTAATACAGCCCGTTGTAGGACAGCGTGTTATAGGCGTTCTCGTTCAAGCCCGCCGTTTCGATCGTGGTTGTCGACGCGAGAACCGGCCTCGGAATTCCATAGACGCCGTTACCGATCCAATCTAGCAATGCCCCGTTGATATAGGGCGAGGTGTACAGGCCGAGTGGCGTGTTATTGAACCACTGAACGTAGCCCTGCGTGATCGAGTTATACGCGTCGACGAACGCTTGAAGGTTGTCGTCGTCGGAGTACTCCCAATAGAGGTAGCTGGGAATTGTCTGCTGTAGCGGAGCGGTCGAAAATGATTCGATCTGCATGCATTAGCTCTGCGTCACGGTGACGCCTGTCTCGGCGCAATTGAAGTAGCTCTCTGGATCGCTCGCGATGATGCTAGTGCCGGCCGATGGGCTCACCGACTGGCCATTGACCGTGATCGCGAACTGGAGTGTCGTGATGTTCTGCGGATCGATGACGGGCGACGCTGCGTTTTGAAACACCGAGGTCATTTCGAGCTCGTTGATCGGCTGGCCCACATAGATCGAGTTCAGGTACGAGCGCAGTGCCGGGGCGGTCAGTTGCCCAACCGCATTGCCGCCCGTGAAATTGGGCAGGTTCGTATGCCACGTCACAGCTACCGTTACCGTTTGCTGCGGCGGATTGACGAACGGGATCGTGTAGATGTTCGGGTTCTGAAACAGCGAGACCGACACGTCCCGAGGGTTGGGCGAGAGCGTTGCGCCGCTCACATACGAACCGAACCCAGAGCCGTTGGTCGTGGTCGTGATCGTCGTTTCTGTAACCGATGCGATCGTGTAGGTGAGGTTGTACGCGCTCGGCGTCGCCCCGGTCACAGTGACGGTTTGTCCAGCGATGTAGCCGTGATTCAGGTTCGTCGTGATGACGACCGGATTCGCTGCTGT